TGTAAAAACTCTTGGGAAGTTCCTTGACAGATCCGTCATTCTTGAACCCATAGAACGTCTTGCAGTAAATGAGCGTGAGGGAATCCACAATCGGATTTCCCTCACCACTCACGACGGCATCGGCCACACCGACAGAACGAAGCAGTTCCTTGCACGCATCAATATGCGATGACAATTCATCATCGGCATAACTCTCCGAAAGCGGAATCAAGAGCGCCTTTTTCACGATATCAAGTATGGCCATATCCATCTACCTCTTTTCTGTTAGCTCGTCGCTGCTAGCGACTAGGCAGCAGCTTTCTTTTTGATGCGCAGGAAGCCTTTGTAGCCGACGACGTTGCCGCCCGTGAACACGGAGGCTTTGTAGCAGATGATGCCGTCTTTGAACTTGTAGTCGACCGACTTGCCGATTTCGACGGGCGAGAAGACCGGAACTTCATAGTTCTTGAGTGCACCATAGGCCATCGCATATTCCCCTGCAGTTGTCGCCGTATCAGCGATTGCTTTGCAGTTGGAGTTGATGACGTAGGGAATGCCGTCGATCGTCTGATTGATGTAATCGACGGTGTGGACTTTGCGACCTTCGGAGGTGCGCAGACCTGCGAAAGCACGAAGATCGTTCTTGTTCAGAATCAGCACTGCTCCGCCTTCGACTTCTTCGTCTCCGCCATAGGCGAAGATGATGTCATCGAGAGTGGTATCGGTGATCGCCGAGAGCTCGAGTGCGGTCGTGTCAGAAAGCGCGACGGCGGTATCACAGAAGATGCCGGTGAAGGTGTTCGAGGTGCCTGCGCCACGGAGGATCTGTTCCGAGATCTTCTTCTTGAGTGACACGTTGATGTTCTTGAGGACTTCGGCTTGGTACGGAATGCTCGGAAGCTTCTCGAGCTCTTCGGTGATTTCGGTGTAGGCGGTGATTTTGACCTTGGTGATGGTCACATAACCGAATGCCGGTTCGGTTTCGGTTGCAGCAGCACCTTCGGCCGTCAAGCCTGCCGTGCCGTTCGATTTGACGAACGACTTCTTGTACGTTTCGCCGCCGTTCAGGTTGACGACCTTGACTTTGTCGACGAGGGATGAAACCTGGGCATACGGAACAGGTGCGAGTCCGCCGGCGACGAATTCGGGAACGAGGACTTCGTTGCTTGAGACTTGGATGACTCGGTTCTCACGCAGCTGCTTGCCACGGAGTTCGAGGGTTTCTTTGTTCACATCGGTGCGAGAGTCAATGACGATCGGCTTGATTTCGGATTTGGACACGATGGCCATCTTGCGATCGATGCCAGAGCGTTCTTCCTGAAGCGTGGTGCATTCGGTGTCGAATGCTTCGAGTTTGGTGACGTCGGATTCCGCTTCGACGAGGTTGCGGATTTCGGTGAGTCGGGTTTCGATTTCTTTGCGTCTTTTTTCGAGATTCATGTTCTTTCTTTCCTCCTGGGAATTAGTATTTTGTCTTTATTCTGATGCGGTGCTTCAGTGTATTGGCACGTCGTGCCTGCTCTGCTAACTCCATAGCCTTTAGTTCCAACTCCATGGACTCCAAAGAACGAGCGTAGATACTGGTCGAATCGTAGGCTGGAGTGTCAACCACTGACACATCGTATAGCCGTCCGATTTTGGTGATGATGCGTTTGGGGACGCGTCCCTCTTTATTCCAAGTCTGTTCTTCAACCGTGAAGGCAAAACTCATCTTGTCGAGAAGGCCACTACGGACCATCTTGTAGATGTCCTGGTTGGACTGGGTATCAAGCAGATCAGCGTGAACCTTCAAACCCACGTTGTCAATGGATAGAGAGAGCGACTTGTTCTTGGTTCTGGCGATGATCAGGAAGGAGTCCATATGATTGTATTTCATGGGGACATCTTTCATCAGGGTATCTTGAAGCGCAGCCCGATTGATTTCTTCAAGAAATCCATACTCTTCATCTCCGATCAACGTTTCTTGGTTGAAGACAATCGCATACCCTTCAAGGGTCATCTTGCCTTCGATTTCTTCAAACTTGACGTCTGCGAGTCGAGTCTCTTTAATCATTTGTTTTTTCCTCCTCGCCAACTTGGTACTTGTTGGCCTTATCTGCATCGACGAAATTGAGCGATTGAAGTCGCTTGTTTCCACCCTCGATGGGTTCGAGTCCTAGTAGACCACGTGATTCATTGAGGGTCATAATTCCTAAGCTCATCAACTTCTCGATGGCGGTGACTTTGGTATTCCAGCTTGCATATTGAAGTCGCTCGCTGAAGAAGATAATCTCTTCGCCACGCATCAGTTCGTTTTCCGTCAGAAGTCCCAATGAAAAAGCCTCGGACATTTGGATGGCCAGAGGCTCGATAGTAGATTCATAAAACGAGTTGAAGTCTTCTTCTGAATATTTGTTAGCGAAGATGGGCGCCGAGACCCCGAAATAATCCAAGATCTTTGATTGTAGGAATTCGAGCGTTTCTTTATCGATCAACTTCGGATCGACTGTCAATGGTACATACTCTGATTTGAGATCAATCGGGATGATAGCACTGCCTTTGGTTGTGATCGAATCGTTGAGTGCTATGTCGAAGAGTTCACGTTGCTTCTTCTTGTCAGTTTCGGAAAGCATCCCATTCATTTTGATGATGCCCTTGATCTGCATGGACGATCGGACGGCGTTTTCGATACCCTGAAGCACGTTCTCGTTGATGGTGATCGTTTTCAGGATCGCCTCGTGATCCCCTGAAGCACCACTGCCACCAAAGAGATCGTTGGAAGCGAAGTACTTCCTCAAATGGATCACATTTTCGTAAGGAAGCGTGAAATCCCGTCCATCCTCGAAGTAAAACTTGATGTAAAAAGCATCCGCATTATCGACGAGAGCTTCTACCAGGTTTGGACGCAATGGATAGAGTGCTTTGAGTCCTCCATTCACCGAATCAAACATCGGATAGACGAAGGCATTGTCATTCAGCAGGAGCAATGTGATTACCTTATACACAAAGTCATAGGGTGTCATAAGCGTGTTTGGCCGATGCTTCAAAAGAAAAGACAGTCGACCTTGTTTCTCGGTCACTGTCTTATCGGTTTCGGTTTTGATGTATCGCGGTTTGAGTTTTGCGCATTGACTCGCTACTCGGTCGATGCAGATCTTCACTACGTCACTCTTGGAAATGTTGGAGCCAAACGGTGTGAAGTATGTATTCGTATTGCCTAGCAACTGGAAAGTGCTTGTGGAACCTTCTTTTTTCTTACGTGTGAAAAGCGACATTCACTCACCTCAAACAAATAAAAAGCAAGGATAATATCCCTGCTTTTCTATGTCCCTTTAGACGAATTTTCTGTTTCGTCTTTTCGACCGTTATACTATTTTGTTACAAATATAAAATGCGGCAATCTCTTTTTGGTAATTGTTTAACGTATTATTTGCATCGTCTAATTTTTTATATAAATTCGTTTTTTTAGACGATAAAATACCATCAAAACTCTTAACTTTTTTAGTTAATTGATTCATATTTGTTATCGATTCCTTAATCACTTTTAACGAGTTGTTCTCGTCTTTAATTAGGATATCTAGCCTTTGAATCTCGGATTGTGCCTGCTGTTTCTCGAGTTGGTAATCAATTGAATTGAAAATTTCAATTTCATTTTCAATTTGAGAAACGGCGGATTTTGCTCTATTCAAACCGGCATTTAATTCGCTGAGTTTTTCAACCGGTCCCAAATTGAACCAAATGACATAACCACATTTTGTGCAGATGAAATTTCTCAACGATTTTGAAACATCAACACTTGCGTCTCCATTTACCCAAAACCCTAAATCATTATTCTGAAAAAAAGATTCATTGCCACATTGTGTGCACTTCAAAATAATCAATCCTCCTAAATTCTTGTTTTGTTTTTATTATACATCCAGTTAGGATTCATGACAATATCAGATCATATTTTCGTAGTCGATTTTGTATCTGCTGAGAACTGCATATGAAATTATAAGCGCAACCGTTCCATCAATGCGTTTATATTTAGAGTTCAACTTTGATGGTTGGATATTACCGTTAAGATCGACTTTCGCCTGCGTGTTGGAGAGGCACCATTTCAAGATGGGGTTGTTATCATAGACAAGGACTTTGTTTTTTAGATCAGCTTCAAGTTGCTTCATGGGTTCGGAGAGGGAGTACACGCCCTGGCGGACCTTTTCCATATTGAATCCTTGGTCTTCCATTTCTTTGATCCAATACTGGGAGTTCCAAGGATCGAACCCGACCCACAAAGGACGAATCTGATACTCGTGAATCATCTTCATGAACCACGTTGTCACAAGGCTGAAATCGTTTTGACTCCCCTCAGTTAGGGTAATCAACCCACGCTTAATCCAAATGTCATAAGGAACCCCGTCTTCTTCCATCCTTTTCTTGACTACTTCGCTTGGCATGAAGAAGTGCGAGATCACATATTTGCGATTGGCATCTTTCTTCTGAATGACTAGAACCGCTGCGGTGAGATCGGTTGTTGAGGACAAATCGACGCCAGCAATCGCATAGGAATTTTTAAGATTGTTGATATCGAATTTCGTCTCATTGTTCAGGTCATCGAAGGTCAGCCAAGCACCCTGATCCACTTGCTTGACGTTGAAGTCCTTGCACAGCATTGTTACTCGGGTCGAATGATCATTCTTTGACTTGTTCATTACGTCGTCCAGGTACGATTCGAGCTTGACCACGCCAAGACTTGGGTTCGACTTCTGCCAACTTTTTGGGTCATCGTAGATCTCTTGAGTGCTATCCTGGGTGTACAACCAAGGAAGCACGCGCTCGTCGGTGATTTCGCCTTTGAGCATCTTCCTACAATACTCGAGTTTCCCATCGAGAAATCCACCCACGGTGGTGCCTTCGGTCGTGATGATAAAGATGAGCGGTTCCTTCTTGGTCGACTGGCTTTGCTTGATTGCATCATAGACCTTTGAGTCGGTCATTTCGTGAACTTCGTCGATGCAACCAACCTCGATATTATATCCATCTTTATTCCGGCTTTGTGCAGACAATTTCTTGATCTTGTTCTTGGTTTTCGGCGAATAGATGTAGAATATGTTCTTTTTGCTACGTTTCTCATTGGAGAGTGCAGGCGACTGCTCTCGCATATTGATGATCTCTTCAAAGAGAATGTTGGCCTGCTCACTAGTATTTGAAGCGCAAACAATATCGACTCCACCTTTTGAAAGGAAGAATTCAGCCAGGTCAATCCCGGCAACGAAGGTTGTTTTTCCATTCTTTCGAGCAATCAATAAAATCACTTCGTTGAATCGTCGAAGTCCTGTCTCTATCATTCTGAAACCATATGCTGTCTGAATAATCGCCTTCTCCCAAAAATCCAAAATGAATGGCTTCCCATTGAAAGGTGATTTGGTGTGTTTGCAGAAGGTTTCGATGAAGTCGATCCGCAGGTTTCCTGGATTCTCGTCAAAGAAATACCGGGGATTACTCAGATCTTGAAACAGCAGTTCCAGTTCCAACCATAACTCTTTGCCAACCAAAATGGCTCCTGATTTGATTTGATTGTAATATTCAACTAGATAGTTCATTGGGTAGAAGCCCGTTTCAAGAACTCATCAAAGGCATCATCGCCCTCCTGGATATTCTTTCCCATGATCGAGTTAAGCGTTTTGATGACGGTTCCGTAGGAGTTGATTAGTTTAGTGTAGTACTTAGCCGCTTCCGTTTGTCTCTGAGCACCTTTGGCAGAAACCTGGACTGCACCATGCTTCCGTATTTGTTCTTGAAGGTTTCCCAGTTCAACTTTCATGAATGCCGCTTGCTCAATTAAATTATCGACTAGTTGAGTTTTGGTTTCATCGACCGATAAAAAAAGCGACCGAAGTCGCTCGATTTCTATATTCACTTCTTTGATCTTTGACATTTGAACACCTCACTCGAATATCGATGTTCAAGATTTATCCCAAAAGAAAAGGAGCCGCAGCTCCAGTATTTATTGGGGATTATCTTGTAGATATCCAATTTGCCAAAAATACATATCGATTATTTTCATAA